CAAATCTGAATTCACAAAACACATCCCATCAAATACCCTTGTTTCAAAAAATACCGTTTTCGTTGAAGCCAAAGAAAAAGGATATTCTTTTGAGAAAGAAGACGGAAAAGTAGTAGTAAAATTGAATGGAGAAATCCAAAAAGATGATAAAACTCTTTCGCCTATTTCTGTTGAATCATTTGTGAAAGATTTTGTTACGCCTTATGTAGGAAAACCAGAAGGCGGTGCGGGTGGTGGGGATGATACTCCACCAAGTAAAGCTGGATCTTTAGATGCGTTTTTGAAAGAGGCCGAGAAAGCTGGATGGAACGATTCTGAGCGTAACGAGGTTATGATGAAAAGATACGCAGATGGCTCATTAAAAATGTAAGTTATGAGATATGTAAAATGTAAAAATACAGACTTGCCTGTTTACTACAACAGATGCGTAGCTACCGAAACAGGAACATATTTTTATGACATAGACAATGAAATAGTTTTGTTTTTGCCTTGCACTCAAAAATATTACACTTTCGAGTGCATTGTTCCAGAAGGAACGGATTTAATTAGTTACAAGAAAGTAAAACTAAAGCTTGTTGGAAATAATTATTATGCTTTTGATGAAAACGATAAAATAATACATCACTCGTATCCAGCTATGGACTTGAAAGACTTTAAGGAAGAAGTTAAAAAAGTCACAGGAATTGAAAATATTAATTTTGTTGACTATAATGGATTAGTAATATGAAACGCCTAATTGAATGGTTTTTAATGTTGTTTTTTAGTAAAAAAGCCAATATAGAAAAACAAAAAGTAATCTTTGAGCGTCAAAAAGCTATTGTTGAATTAGCTAATATCAAAAAAGCAAACGATAAATTTCTATCGAAGTTTTCAGGACGTAAACGATATGTAAAAACTGGTAAAATATAGCGGAAGCCGAAAAGCTAAAGAGTAGGCAAAATAAATACACACACATTATGTTTGCCTTAAGAAAGATTATTGGAAATTCACAAACAAATTACGCATTAGGAATCCAATATAGCGTAACCAACAGATTTGAAGAACAAGAAGATTTTGAAACAATTTTTAAAAAAGTATTCGGATATGATCACGTTTCTGATTTAGACTCCAAAGCTGACAATTACACAAAGAATTGTTATGCGTTTGTCATCACAAACGATTTCGAGCCAATCCCGTTGTATTTTAATCAAAAAAATTATATTATGACAGAAACAGGAAAAACCTTTTCAAATATTACGCATAAATAATAAAAAACTAAAACCGAGTAATTAATTTTATTCGGTTTTTTTATTTATATCAATTATAAATTATATATTTGCTTCATATTTAGCGGTAATGCTATACAGGATTAAGATTAAAGAACAAAGTCCGTAATAAATCGAGTTACACGGACTTTGATTGGTTTTACTCAAATGAAGTAATCCATTATTAAATTTTACCAGTTTTTACATATCGTTTACGTCCTGAAAACTTTGATAAAAATTTATCGTTTGCTTTTTTGATATTGGCTAAAACCTCAATCGATTCTAAACGTTCCCGAATTGCTTCTTCTCTGACTTTCTCGGCTTTTTTGCGTATGAATAGCATTAAAAACCATTCTATGAAGTTTCTCATAATTATAGCTTTAGAGAACCATCTTTTATTCTTTTCATCATGATATCATTACGCTCAGAATCATTCCATCCTGCTTTTTTAGCTTCGTTTTCAAAAGCCTCAAAAGACCCCGCTTTACTTGGCGGTGTATCGTCACCTTTTCCGCTTCCTCCTTCTGGTTTACCAACGTAAGGAGTAACAAAATCTTTTACAAACGATTCAACAGTTATTGGTGAAAGTGTTTTATCGTCTTTCTGAGTTTCGCCATTAAGTTTCACAACTACTTTGCCATCTTCTTTCTCAAAAGAATATCCTTTTTCTTTTGCTTCAACGAATATAGTATTTTTTGCAACCAAAGTATTTGACGGAATGTGTTTTGTAAATTCCGATTTAATTTCATTTGCTTCTGTTTGCTTTTCGATATTGGTTTTAAAAGTATTAAACTCAGTTTCTTTTGCTAAAAGATTGCCTTGAAGTTTCTCAAAATCTGTTTTTAGTTTAGAATACTTTTCTTCTGGTTCGGCACCTCCCTTTTCTTTTTCAGTTTCTACATAGGTTTTTAATCCAGCTATTAGATTTTCTGGAGTTTTACCTGTAACCTCTAAACCGAATGAATCTCTAACCTCTTTAAAAAACTTATCTTGACCGTGTTTGAATTCTTCTTTTTTGATATTTGAAATACGTTCTTCGTAAATTGTTTTCTTTTCGATAACTAAAGGAGTTAAGTCGATAGTGTGTTTTTCATCACTTGTGATATACTCGGAAAGTTTACCGTCTTCTAGTCCTAATGCAGTTTCTATTTCTTTTATGTTTTCTAATGCCATGTTTTTAGATGTTTTGGTTTTTATTATTATTCTACTTCGATTTGAGCGATAAGTTCAACTAAGATATTTTCAGCTTTTTTAGTCTTAGTCACCTTGTATTCGTTTTTAACTGCAAATTCAATCAACTGCTCTTTTGTCATTTCAGAAAGTTTGTTGTGTACTTCTTGAATTTCTGGACTTAATTCTTTTACTGGTTCGATTGATGGCATAACAGCTGATTTTACTTCCTCAAATGGTATAAATTCTTTTCCTTTGTTCCAATATTTAGCGGTAGCTTCTTTATTTTCCACATAAAGCAATCCGTTAATTTGGCTATTTTCATTTGATTGCTCGGCAAATGAATGATGTACTGGGTGTAAATCCCGGTTTTTTGTTTTGTGATTTAAATCAAAGCCTCCGCCTTGCTTTCTGCCTAGAGTGAATAATTCGTAGATTCCTACTAATTGTGTTTGTGTGTTCATATAATTACTGTTTTAAATGTTTGCTTATTATATTAATTCTGCTTTTGTAGTTGTTAAATAAATAGGTTGCAACGGATTGTTAAATGTTTTTATTGATAACCATAATGTTCCGTGTTCGTTAATGTGTGCTATTTCCTCTTTAGATAATTCCCAACACGTAATAACGTCTCCGTCCTCGGTTTTATGCGCTGGCAATGGAATATATTCTTTTTGATCTTTTGCATAGACTATATTTTGCTCTTTAAAATAAATTGGTTTCATATATTTAATTATTGGTTACGTAGTTGGTCTAATTTGTTTTGGATCTGGTGATTCTTTTTTGTTTAGCAAAAACCATGCGTTAAATTCTTTTTCGATTTTTGACGGGTCATTAAAGTTAATAACTGTTTGCCAAAACTTCTGAAATAATACTTTTCTTTGAGCTTCCTCATTACCAAAAACCTCTATTGTGTTTTGTAGTGACAAATGGATATACGGCTCTACCTGAGCCTTTATTAAATTAGCCTGTAAATCAATAGGATTATTTCGATATTTTGCTCCTAAATATTCAACGAAAAGCTTGTCTAAAATAGTATTGTTGCTTTCTTCTTTTACTGATTTTCCGTAACGTTCTAAAAGGCTGTCATAACTTTCAATTATATATCTACGCCCTAAATTAATGGTTATTTTGCTTTCGTTTTTATCCTTTGTTGGATCGTAAAAATTAAGCATCCATTCAGATAATTTCCACTCGATATACTCGCAAAAATCAGCGTATTTATTTAGTTGATTTTCTAAAGGTTGCTTGTCAGATAATATCTCAGTTGCTGTCTTTTGTCGTCTTGAACCGTCCTGCTGCATTCCGTACATAGTACCCCAATGAGACTTATATATATTCTCTTCTGTTTTATCTAATGTCTCCTCATACTTTGTCCAAACATCTAAATCAGGACTAATAAATCCTGCAATATTTGGCGCAATTACGGGGCTTTCATTGTCGTCTGGGATAGGCAGCTCAACAACGTCGGTAACGTCATTTTTACCTACATACTTTCCATGACCGTTACAAGTATTACATTTCTTGTCATCGTTTGATCCTGATCCATTACAATCGCCGCAATATTGTACATACTTCCAAAATATAGGATTCCCTTTGTAAATCTTATAAAGTGTTAAAAATGATTGATCTCTAGCATATTCTTTTGCGTCATCGAGTATTTTATCAATAGCAGCTAATTTTGGTTTTTTACCAACTATATTAATATTTGAACAAATCAATGCGGGCACTTGTCCGAAAGGGTGTACAAATGTTAATTCATCAACCAAAGTAAATTCGTTTCCTGACTGAATAAAAGTCCTATCTGTTTTGTCATCAACTATACGCCAATAAGTTTTTTGGTCTTTTATTTTTGGCTCGAATAAAACATAATCAACTAATTGCCCTCTTGAATGATAATGACGAATCGAATCAATTGATTTATAAGTTGGATAGACATCGGTTTCTTTATATTCTAAGAAAATTAAACCGTTTGGGTCTGTATTAAATAATTGAATAGCATTATTTTGACACCATTCAGAAAGCGTTTTGTTATCTCGAATATTAGCAATCTTGGAAAGAAAATCTTTTTTAACTGATTCTTTAACGTCATAATCTTTCATCCCTCCAGTAGCATAATATATATTATCTATAGGCTGGAATAGCCTAGCGAACATTGACTTAATATTTTTAGAATATTTAGCTCTTGCCTTAGCTTTTAACTCGCTTTCAATTCCTTCTATTTTACAAATTAGCTCTTCTATAAAATCAGTTCCATTAACCAATGCTTTCAATTCTTTTGAATATTCACGCATTTTTAGCCATTCTGAAGTAACAACCTGATTCTTTTTTATAAATGAAATAGCCTCTAAATCGTCTTTAAATATCATAATAAAAAATTATTTACGTACAAATATATAAATTAATTACCAAATTATTTTCTTTTTCTTTAATGGTGTTTTTTGGTAGTTCTTAAATTGCTTTTCAAATGCAGTACAAAGGAAGTAATCTAATAAATCTGAAAAGTGACCGAACTTTTGATAACTAGCTCCTGTCTTAGGGTCTTTTGCTAATTCTTTTAACTTTGTACCGTCTGGCGATTCTTTTAATCCTACTAAATCAGAAATAGCCTTATGACAACTTTCATTTATTTTAACTACAATTTTATTATGCGATTCTAAAACATTATTAATCCATCCTCCACGCATTACTACACTTGGATTTGATTTTTGCACTCTATTAATTGGTTTAAAATCGCTTAGGTAATCCATAATTAAAGTATAGAAATTATGCCCTTTTTCAAGTTTTGTATCTTGTTTGTTTGCTGTTGCATCGCCATAAATAAACATTCCTGATACGTGATTTTTATATCGCTCATTAATCACTTTACAAACTTCTTTTACGGTATTTTTAGGCGTTTCACCCGCTATTTCATCAATCATTTGTACTAAATAACCACCGTCTTTTATTTGGTAAATTTGAAATATACCACATGGCAAATAAGGGTTTACGTTGTCATCCCAGCTAATATGAAGTGCTAATTCAGGATTATAATAACTTTTATTTACGTGTAAATTTATCTCAAATTGTTTATAAAACTCCCCGCCTGTTTTTAATTGAACATCCCAATTCCCTTCCACATAAACCATATACTCAAACTTTGGCAAGTTGTTTAAATTGTCAATATAAGCCTGTGGCAAATGCGGATTATCGGTTATTTTAGCAGGAATATAAAGCCAATCAGGGTTAAGAGTTCCGTTTTTATATTTATCATAAACAATTGTCTTAACCCATCCGAAAGTAGGGTTACATGTAGCTAAAATAATTGGGTGAGGCTGTATATTAGTATGAGGAATAATCCAACTCCCAGCACGCTCAAAAGCTTTGTATAAACATTTTTCTTGACACTCGTTAATTTCTTCAAATAAAAATCCATTAACCTCAAGCCCTTTCATCCAATCAAAATCCTTGTCCTGTTTATAGTTTTCTGATTTAAATATTATAACGCTTCCGTTTGGGTGCCTATATTCGAAAGGACTTTCTTTTAGTTTTCCTGATGGCTCTAGTTTTTTAAACGATGGTATTGTAGTTGTGCGAATTTTTTCCATATCTTCACGAATAACACACCATCTTGAACGTGGAAATATTTGACAAAGAATAAGTAAAGTTGCAAGCCCCCAAACTGATTTCCCCCCTCGAATTGCGCCTCCGTACATTATGAAGTTATACAGTTCGCTTCTAACCGCCTCTATAGCTTCGGCTTGTTTAGGCGTAAACTCCATTAAATAGAAATTTCGTTATTGCCCCATTTAACTATAGTTTTGGTTTTTATTTCTCCGCTATGATCTATTTTAGTTGGCGCTTTCCATCCTTCAATATCTGCCATGGTTTTTAAGGCGTTAATTTTATCGCTGTCTCTTGATAATTTATCTTTTGCTATTTTTGTTAAAAGCGTTAAGGCTTTATCTTTACTTAAAATAGCCTTTTTTAGCTTATCTTTTTCCGCTTCTGTACTAATAGCTAATAATTCATTTTGAATGATTTTTTGCTTTTCTGCGTGCCTTTCGTTGGCTGTTTTCCAGTACCTTGTAAACGTTGTGGACGGCAACAACCACTTTGAACCATTTACTACCAAACATTCACTATAAGATATACCTTTTTCAAGCTCTAAAAGCATTTCATTTACTATATTTTCTTTATTAGGCTTCATGTTTATTACGTTGGTTGTTATCGCCAATTAGCCTCAAAATTACAAAAAATCCCCAAATTAATGAGGATTTGTGGATAAAAATTAATTAAGCATACCATTATAAAGAAGTATTGAAATAATACTCAACTACTTTTTTATATCCTAAGTCGGTTAACAAATCACAAAGAACTATGTCTGCCTCTCTATGTTCTTCTTCTGGGTATTTGTCTGTTTTCAATAGCTTTAGTTTTTCAATAGCTTCAGCTTCTAAGTATTCGTTTGGTTTCATAATATTACATTTTTCCGTCCAATATGTTTTGTTGATGCTCGATAATTTTGTCTTGCTCATTCAGTAAGTCTTTCTTTCTCTGAATCTTACTCCTAAGCATGTAGTTATGATGCTCCATGCTTGTAAGTTCCATCTCAAGAACATCGTTTTTATCCTTCTCCATTCGTAGTTCTAGCTTAATCACTAGCAACCAACAAAACAATCCGATTGATAATACTAAAAAAAATAGGGCTGGTGTCATAAGCTATTGAGTGCGTTAATGAATTTGATTTCAAAATCTGTTTCTATTTCCGACAATGGCTTATCGAAATTAGGATCGCTTAAACGTATTTTTAAAGAACGTTCTTTTACTTTTCTTAGTTCCTTATTCAATCGCTTATTTTCTTTCTGTAAAGCTTCAATTTGATGCTTTTGATACTCTTCTAATGCGGTTGGTTCGTTTCTCATGGTTATACGATTTTTTTGTTAAGTTGTTTTTCGGCTTCTGATTTGGTGATTGTTTCGATTATAGTTGCCCATTTGCCATCTTTAAATAAGCAATATCCTCCGCGCCAAAACTCGTTTTTATCAGCTTTGTATGTTGTTTTAAATTCTAAGTCAATAATACCGATTTCCTGCTCACATAAAGAATCTACATAAACTCCATTTTTAAAACCTAATTTATCACACTGATTCTTCAAAGCCTCAAAGATTTCTTCGTTTGTGGCTTCTCTCCATCGATTTGATTGGAATGGCTTTTTATTACTTTCATACCAAATTCCGCATGATGTAAATCCATAACCATAAATTAATTCTTTGTCGTCTGTATCTTCACAAAATACAATAGCTCCTTTTTGTGATTTATACCACTTCCCAACTTCCAACACATGAACGCATATCTCAGGAAATACTTCTTTCAATGTTTTATCTGCATTGGCTTTAATGAACTCTTTGCTTAATTTCATATCGTTGTTTTTGTATGTTAGTATTTTTGCGTAGCCTTTACAATCGTTCCAAAGCTCACAATAAGTGTTTTGACCACTGTAAGGCTCGTCTTTTTGATTAAGCAATCTTATTGAATCAGTATAAAACTCTATATCTTGCGAAAAATCTAAACAATAAGCATCATTATCATCCAAACATTTAACGGTTAGTGCATTTTCAAAATACGCTTTTATTTCTTTCTTTGTCGGTCTCATAAATTCACATTTCTATAATTAATCCAAAATTGTTTTATCCCATCAGGAATTGCGTCAAACCGTATATCCTTCACTTTGGATAGGATGTAGGCGCGTTGTTCGGCTGTGTACTTCATGGTTTGAATTTGTAATCACTTGGGAACAATATCTTAGATATGTAGTCCCAAAGTTTGGTTAGTGTTTTCATTTCTCAGCGATGTGTTTTAGCACGGCATCTCGCGCTACGGTTTGTAATTCCTCGATTAACTCTGGTATTAGGTACTTCTCTTTTAATTGAACCCTTAATACTCCTAATTTTTCGCCTTCTGGTAATTTGTTTCGTCCCATCTT